AAGCAGTTAATATAATGCTGTCTAATATCGGAGAAAGCCCTGTAAATACATTAGAAGATGACAACGTTGTTGATGCGACTGTTGCACAGACCATTCTCAAAAGTATTTCAAGAGAAGTGCAATCACTAGGGTGGCATTTCAATACGGACGTTGGCTACACGATAACAAAAGATTCCGATAATAAGTTTCCGTTGCCGGCAAACACTGCGCGTATCGATACTGTAGATACATCTAAGACTAGCAGTGGGACTGACTTTGACGTAACGCAACGTGGCAAGTTTTTATACGACAGAAAAAATCATACCTACAACATCGATACAGATTCTGTAACTGTTGACATTGTTGTCTTGCTAGATTTTGAAGACCTCCCAGAGACTGCGCGGCGCTACGTTACTATGCGAGCCGCCAGGATATTCCAAGAACGCCACTTAGGCGCTACGGAGCTATCGCAATTCAACGCTGTGGATGAGGCGCGAGCATTAGCAGCAATGCGTAATGATGAGGTGTGGCAATCGGACGCCAACATGATCACTGGCAGCGCCACTCCAAGATCAATTGTAACAAGGTTTGGGTTTTCTAGAGGAATCTCATAATGCCTCTGGTTTCATCGTCTCTGCCTAACATGACCAATGGCGTTAGCCAGCAGCCCGATCCCATCAGGTTGTCTACGTCATGTAAGGAAATGATTAACGCTTATCCTAGCATCATTACAGGACTGCAAAAACGTATTGGTACTGAATATGTAGCGACACTGGCTACGTCACTAACTATTCCTGATGATGCTGCAATACATCTTGTTGAGCGAGACTCTACGGAAAAGTATGCGATCATATGCGTAAACGGCGATCTAGAAGTTTATGATCTAGATGGTAATAAGAAAACAATTTCATTTCCGGATGGTAAATCCTACTTATCTACAACCACTCCTAACAAAGATTTAAGATTTTTATCTGTTGCTGATCAGACCTGGATTTTAAATAAGTCTGTGGCTACAGCAGCAGCAGCGACGACAGAAACGCGAACTGACCCACAGACGCAAGCGACTATTTATATATTCCAAGCTGTCGCAAATAAGACCTACGCAGTTTATATTAACAATACGCTTCGCGCATCTCACACCACACAAACAAATACATCTGCTTCCACCGCATTGGAAGGCACTGATGAAATTGCAACTAATCTAGCAAATGCATTAGTCACTGCCGGGTTTACCGCTACGACTGAAAACTCGGCTGTCTGCATCAGCGGATTAGCTACCACCGACACTGTGGAAGTCACAGAGGGTTTCGGTGGGCGATCAATGCGTGTGTTTAAAGATGAGATACAGAAGTTTTCAGACTTACCACCACAAGACGTTGAAGGGCGATTGGTAAAGGTAAAGGGTGATGTCGAAGAAGCGGGGGATGATTTCTGGGTCTTCTACGGGAATAACGTCTGGACAGAGACAGTTGGTTATAATGCTGGTCGCCAGTTTACTGATACAACAATGCCACATACATTGGTCAGGAATGCCGATGGCACGTTCACTTTCAGCAAAGATGTCTGGAAAGAAAGAATTGCAGGGGACGATAATACAAACAAAGACCCCAGTTTCATAGGCAACAAACTTAACGACATATTCCTGCACCAAGGGCGCATGGGGCTGCTATCTGGTGAGAATGTAATATTTTCAGAGACTGCTGAATTCGAAAACTTTTACCGAACTACGACAGTCCAGTTGCTAGACACAGAGCGCATCGACGTAGCATCTACGACATCACGTATTAGCACTCTTAATCACGCTATTCCTTATAACAAAACAGTTATGCTGTTTAGCGATAGAGTGCAGTTCGAAGTAGATGACGCTGACGGTGCGCTTGCTCCAGCCACGATATCACTGGATGTCGTAACAAACTTTGACGCCAGCATAAACGCACAGCCTACAGCGGTTGGACCTAACGTTTACTTTGCCGTTGACGGTGCGTCCTTTGCTAATATCAGAGAGCTATTTGTTACCTCACAAACAGACAACAAAGACAGTTCCGAAATAACCGTACAGATACCTCGCTACATCCCATCCAACATTGTAAAAATGGCTTCCTCTACAACAGAGGACATGATGGCTGTCTTGAGTTCTGGAGATAGAAATACCTTATATATTTATAAGTGGTTTTTCAACGGGACAGAGAAGCTTCAAAGTTCTTGGGGTAAATGGACGTTCCCTTCTGGGTATCAAATTCTCACAATTGAATTTCTGCAAGAAAATCTATTCGTTATTTATAAAAGCAATAGTGGATTGCACATTGATAAAATTATTATCGATGAAGGCGAAGGTGTGGACGGCACTCCTAATGATATTCTATTAGACAGGAGAGTGACCAATAGCGATTGCACTGTGTCTCACAATTCATCTACAGGCATTTCAACCATCACTGTCCCTTATAGTGAAGCAGCCACAAAGCAAGTCGTTCTTTCAGATGGAAGTATACCCACGATTGTCACACAGGACGCAACTACTGTACAGATAGAACAGGATTTATCTTCTGCTACGTTTCATGTAGGCGTCCCATTTACATTTGAATATCATTTCTCTACGCAGTTTTTAAGAGAAGGCGAAAAGGGCGCAGAGGTAGCTATACAAGATGGACGTTTAGAGCTTCGATACTTTTCCATTTTATTTATGAACTCAGCGCATTTCACAGTCGAGGTTTCGCCTGTAAATAAAGATCAAAATATATACACGTTCACTGGTCGCGTATTGGGGTCTAGTTCAAATACGCTAGATTCAACGGGATTTGACACAGGTGAATTTAGGTTTCCTGTGTTTTCAAAAAATGATCAAGTTAATATTGTGATTAAAAATGACTCCCCATTCACCAGTGCGTTTAGTTCAACAGAGTGGGAAGCGTTCTATTATCCAAAAACAAAAAGAGTATAGCGTCATACCTTGTACGCTAGAGCATATAAAACATATAGCAGATAATATAAGACAAGAAGACAAAGACGAACTCTACGCAGCGAGCGGTAAATTTCCACTTCATGCGCTGTTGCATGGGTATACACATTCAGACTATTTAAAAGTTGGGTGTGTGAATGAAACCCCAGTATGTGTTTTCGGTACTGTGCCAGTATTGGAAATACCGAACACTGCTTTAGCCTGGATGGTGGCAACTGATGGGCTGTTAAACGTTTCATTTAAGTTTGCTAGAGAAAGCCAAAAGTATGCTGACGAAATGCAGCATAACTACAAACTTCTTTACAATTTCGTAGACGCTAGAAACACAGTGCATCATCGATGGCTACGATGGCTAGGGTTTACAATTATAAGAAAGATTAAGCATGGTGTGCTTGATAAAGATTTCTACGAGTTTGCAAGGGTAAATAACTATGTGTGATCCAGTATCAGCAACAGCAATCGCACTTAGTGTGGCTAGTGCGGGTGCAGGGCTGTATCAAGCACAAGTGGCAGCGGACGAGAAAAACGCACAGATAGATTATGCTAACCGTATAAAAGCTGAAAACACAGCAAGAGCAAACCAAGCTGCCAACCAGCAAATTGAACAAACCCAAGCGCAGTTCCAAGCACAGGTCGAAGACGAATTAGACGCTGGATTTGAAGATGCGTTAATTGGCAGACAAAGAGAATCGGAAGTTATAAATGCCGCTGAATCTGGCGGTGTCCAAGGGATTAGTGTCTTTGAAGTTGTGGACGATCTTAACGCCTACGCCAGCAGACAGGAACTTAACACAGCGCAAAATATCGATGATGCACAAACGCAGTTAGGGTTCCAATTCCAAGAAATAGAAAACAGACGTTTCTCTGCTATTCAGTCAAATCGCCCTGATATGAATGTCTCTGGCGTTGGTGCAGGAGATTTCATAAGCGCGGGTCTGGAGATAGGCGGAACTGTTGCTAAACGAGGTGCCAAAAAGGGATGGTTTGGTGGTGGCCCGGAAATAGAGTACCACCCGTAATGCATTATGTGGATAATTTAAATGGCTAGAAAACGCATCGAACCCGTAACAGTACGGAACAGTCGCGGCTCAAGTCTACGCACAGTCGCCACGTTTGCACCTATAACAAATGTTCCGAAACTGAATTTACAGGGTGCCGAAAAAGCCGCTAGTCTGCAAAAAGCATTAGCAGGATTTCAATCTCAGCTTAGTTCATTTGAAAGAGACTTAGACCTCAAACAAGATAACATTGATAAGCGAAACGCAGAAGGTCAATTTTTTATTGATCAGATGAATATCGCCAATGCAAAAGTTCTTGATGCAAGTGAATCAGAAGATGTTGAATTAGATGCATTTGTAAGTGAAGAGCAAGCACACAAAGCTGCCGCTGAACGATTTAATGCACAATCGTACATGTGGAAGACAACCTACTCTACCCTGCAAGGGGAAAACGTTGCGAGTAGAGAAATCGCACAACTCAACCAGCAAATGATACAAGCGGAAGCTTCCGGTGATCTCGACGCACTAGAGGCAATGCGAGACGCCTACAAGGTTAAACGGGGAGAACTGTTTCAGTCAGCGCAAGGTAACGCATTCTTCACAGGAGGGTTAACCTCTAAATTTAGAGAAGCCGATCAGAATTTTCCAAAAGAATTAGCAAGCAAAATTACAGCCGTCCGAACTAAGAAAATGACGGACGAAGTGGCTATCAATGCTTCAGATATATTCGGACGCGCCCGTGATGGCAGTTTAACGAGACAAGAAGATGCTGGTCAAAAAGTAAGCGAAGTACACGCAAAGACTCAGACATTGGTCGCTACCGGGTTGTCAGATGGGGCTACAGCAAGGACACAACTAGTAAAGTTAACAATACAAGCAGCCGAAAACAATGGTGATCATGTACAAGGAGGTGCGTACATCGATGCTCTTTTAAGAGCTAGTGAAAATAAAACACTTCGCCGCGCAGATGGACAGCCTTTGCGTTTGACTGACGCAGAACAAGAAGAGCTAAAAGACGCCAAAGAAAAGCTTGTTGATGAGTTTTATAAAGACAGGGACAGAGAGCGTAAGATACAACAAGAAGCTACTGATGATTTTGAAACAGAGTTAAGCAATATATTAACTACTGAACATATCCTTAAAGGTAAAAGACTACCAAATGGAAAAGTTGTTGAAATTGCAAACAATCTCCTCAAATCAGATAAGTATATGGGAAAAGGTATTGTACCAGATTATGCTAAATATCGCAAAGAAGCAAATTCAGCTATTATAGAAACTAGTAAAGCTCGATATGCTGCAATGTTTCCGACTCAAGAAGCTCAAGCCGAACATTTGGTAAAAGCAAGAACCGCAGCGGAAAAAAAAGTGAGGCAGGAAAGGCAAAAAAGGTTTGATGAGCCGAATTATAAATCGAGAAATGCGGGTCAGATTACAAACGATATTGTACAGCAATTTAAACTTCCCACATCTCAAGCGGAAAAAATATTCACACAGGTAAACACTCAATTAAATCAAGAAGCCAAAAGCGTTTTTACAGCGGTTAGAGGAGTAGCAAGCGAATCTCGAATAGGGTCACTATTCGGAGCAGATGAATTTGGTAAAAATCCTACTGCTGAATCTAACGCTTTTGCTGCCCGGTATAATAGTATAATCGCTGCGATAGAAGAAAATGGAAATAAAATACCTGGGGAACCAGACGAATTAGATTTTACTGTTGCAGGGACAGCCATAAGAATTCATAAGTATGCATTTTCCAAAACATTTGAAGATATATGGCCGAACGATACTTATTTCAATGTCCTTAAAAAAGGTGTACCGACAAGAGCAAAATATCCGAATGAAGAGAATTTTAAAAAAGCGGTTTCGGAATGGCGTTCTGCCCCTTACGGGAAAAAAACGGGGGCACCGCAATATCTACACAAGTTATTAAAATCAACGTACCAACCAAGTGAGTCTACTCCTCAAGATTTAAAAGAATTGCTCGCACAACCTGATCTCGTAGACGTATCAGACCAATCATCTGTAGGCGATGGAACTGGCTCTGGAACTGGCGCTAATGCAGACCCTGCTGCGACAGACGTATTAAATAACGCAATAAACGCGCAACGTACTGCACAATTTATACAATCTATCCCAGTAGAAGATCGAAGTGTAAGCGGTGCAGACTTAATTACAAGCGTGAGAAGAGGGGACAGTTTTATTAAAGAGCTAAAGCCCGAACATGCAACCACTATAGTTGAAGCCGTAAGACAGCTACAGCGTGAGGGCGCTATGCCGCTAAATCCCAGTATAAATTCCATAGAAGAATTTATTTCAGATTACTTTGATGTTGAAATGCCAGTTACAGGGATAAACCCAGTTTGGGCAGATGAAGCGGCAGAGCAAGTTATCCGCTTGTTAGAAATAAATAGTACAGATCAAACTGCAAGACAGATACAAAATGTAAATATAAGTGACGAGGGAGTTGACTAACGAATGTCTGGCGAACAGATGTCCCAGGAGGAATACCACCGACAAGGGCTTTTAGCGAACCCAGACATTCTCGACAAATACAATGCAGTTTATGGCGCAGGGGCTGGTGAAAAAGTCCTTGGGCTGAACACACAAACAGCCGAACCATCTACCGCACCAGCTACTGCTGAAGAATCTGACATATGGGACACTTGGGAAGTGTTAAAGGCTCCTGTAGTCGGTGCAATGAAAGCAGTCGATGCTACAGGTGATTATCTGTCGCGGTTCACTGGCGACATCAATATTCCAAGGGATGCCAATGGCGATCTAGACTGGTCTAATTGGCAGTACTACACGCCTTCTGAAATTACAAAGTTACAAGAAGAAGGAAAGTACGGCGATACGTTTGCGCCTTTAAATGAAAACTTAGGTGTCGATCAAGCTAAGTCTGTTGTCGGCAAAGGCGCAGAAGGAATTTCGCAATTTGCTGTGGGCTTCTGGACAGGCGGAAGACTTATCCAGGCCGCTAAAATTACATCTGCTACGCTAAAGGGCCAAATGGCTATTGGTGCGGCCAAAGGCTTTGCATCAGATTTT